GAAATCACTAGACATCTGTTCTACTAAACTTGTTGTAGGTACGAGTATCAATGTTTTAAGATTCTTTGAGTGACACCATCTAGTTAAACCATAAATGATTAACGATTTACCAGATGCAGTAGGACAAACAAAAAGACCACGACATTTTCTGGCACCATGAAGAATACTAGAAATCTGATAATCACGAGCTTTGTATGGAATTTTAAGGTGTTTAATAAATGACTTAATAGTTGATTCATCAATGTCCTCTGGTCTTGTATTGAAATCTAATTCGTATCTAATGTCATTTCGTTTACAGAACTCTCTGATGTATGGTAACAATCCCAAATAGATTTGTCCAGTAGCAACTGAGAATAATCGTATTTTTCCGTCCCATACTTTGTTTCTATAACTGGGCATAAATCTTGCACCAGGCACTTCAAAGGTAAAATACTCTGAGAGTTCTCTTGCAATATGTGGTTCTGTTTCAATTCGTATGTATACTTCATTTTTTTTCTCTATTTTCATAAGGTACTTCTTCTTTATTCAATTCTGGAAAAGCATCTCTTTTATTATCTTGGTTAGCATCTGCTTCATTTGCAGCTCTGACCTTTTCCTTATCTTTTGTGGTGTGTGGAAGACCAAGTGCTGGTCTAGAATCAAATTTACAAAAATCACCATATGGGCCGTTCTTGTCTACATAATGTAAAAATACTTGTGTTTGCCATGCACCCTCTGGTGCGTTAAACGCTTCTCTCCAATGTTCTACTTCACACCCACGATATATTACTCCATCACCAGGCTCCATTGGAATCATCTTTCCTTTTGCACCTCTCTCACCATCTTCTGGGCCAACAAACATACCCCAGTTGTAATCTTTTTTACCCTTGTAATCATATCCTAAACAACAAGTAATAGATACCTCACAAGATGGTCTATCTTTATGTCTTTTTAATACATCACCTACTTTATATAATCTATAATAAGAGTAAGTAGGCCACAATTCTAATCCAGTAGATTTTTCTATTGTCTTTCTTCCAAAATTCAAAAGTGTTTCCATAAGTGGGTCACCATAAACACTATGACTGCCTGGAATTTGAGCACCTTCTGATTCTGGTTGAAAATTACTTGCTCTATCATAATGAGAATATTGAGTTGCTACTTTTGCAATATCTCTAGGTATCATCTCTTTTATGAGAACATACTTTTTTTCTTTGAAAAATTTTACAGTATCAATCATCTAAACATCTTTCCTAAATTCCATATTACTAAAGAATATCTAGTCCCCTCTGTAACTGGAGTAACCAAGTGGTGTATAAATGATGGAAATACTATGATAGAACCTCTTGGTCTTATCTCTGTACAAGTGTGATATCTTTTATTACCCATATGAGGCCCTAAATCAAATTTAAGATTACCACCTTTGTAATTTTTTGGATTGGTTAAATTTACCGTTACGGATAATTTTCTAGTCTTCCAGAACTGATTTGGATTATCCACAAAACCAGGCGCTGGAATATATCTAGGTAAACCTTCAAATTTTCCGTCTCTATATGTTTTATCAAACTTTATTTCTTTACCAGTATCATCTTTTGCAATCATATAGTTACCATTACTATCTTTTCTTCTTTGTTCCTTTACTGTTGGGTCAAATGGTATATATGGTCTTGAACCACCATCAGTGTGCCACGAATAAAATTGGCCTGGATTGTAAACTGTAAACTGACAAGTTTCAGAAAAATCCCATTGATAGTTCCAGTTTGCTTTTTGATTTGCTTCGTGTATATATGGGTGCATTAAATCATATATCCATTTATCTGCTAACCACCCAACTTTAGTATCTCTAACATATACATCTTCTTCTTTAATACCTTTTTTTCTTCTGCCTTGTGCAGTCAAATGATTTTGTGCGATATTACCAGCATTAGATGTTTCACCACCTTTTTGTCTAAAATCAAAAGTAGTAGCATCTGTGGCGTGTTTACCACTCTTTTGTTCTGTGAGAGTCATGTCAGACAACCCTCTCTCTATAATTGCATTACATTGTTGGTCATTTAATGCACCTATGAAATAATAGTAACTATTTTCACATATACTCATAATGCACCCTCCGTATATTTAATCCAAGTTGTTATGTTTCTTAGTTGGAATCCTCTATTGTGTAGATTTTTCACTATGTGTTCCAAATAACTAGAAACAACTTTAAGATAATCTAGTTTAGATTGTAATCTAACCATATCTTCATCTGATTCTAAGTATGTTGGAATATCTTGTCTAAGAATTTTCAACTCAAATGGTTTCTCTGATTTACCAGAATAGTATTCCCATTTTTGTTTTTTTAATATTTTCATATCAGTTTCAGCTTTACTTAACATAAGTCTAAAATTAGTATAAAGTTTTAAATATTTATTAAGTAATGCTGGACTTCTAGTCTCCTCTAGATTGATGTTAGTTTCATCAATCTTGGAATCTTTATCAAACATTTCTTGTATTTTTTGTAAGTCCATACGGTATTATATACTATAATTAAAAAGTTGTCAAGTCTTATAACGATTCAAATTTAAATAATTGATATTGAAAAGTTGCAGTTGCACTCATATATTGAGTGTCTGATTGGTCATTTGTATATTGTAACGCAGAAAGTGATACTGGATATACATTTGAAAAGTTTACATTTAATACTGGATTATTCTTATTAGATAGTATTGTTAATGTTGCATCTGAATACATTGCACCGTCTGGTGTTCTAGGTTTAGGTGTATCTGATGGTGCATTTATCTTTGATTGAGATGTAGGAAACTGACCTACATTTTCTTGTCTAAAACTTTTGAACTGTGCTCTATCTTCTGGAAATCCAATCGCCATAATCCACCTAAAGAGTTCTTGATAGTTTTGTAACTTTTCATCTACTAAAAATGTTATCTCAAGATTTTCAAATGTTACTTTATCTGGTAATATTGGAATATCTTTAAATGGTGTGGGAAATATTGCATCACCCATATTTACGCCAGGTATATTACACGCAGTAGTGAAGAATTGTACTTTGGGTAATTGTATAATAGAGAACCTATACTGACTCGGTGCAGAATAGTCTATTTCCTCTGGTTGTCGTGTGAGTGCGTTTATATCTGTCATACTATTATTTATAATCAAAAAAAAAGGGGAGCGAACTCCCCTTTTTAGTGGTGTGGTAGATTGTATTTATTACATTAAGTTAGCGACTTTAACTCTTCTGTAATATTGGTTAGTTTCTTTAGTAAATGCAGTATTTGAAGAACCAGCATCGTTATTATCTGCTAACGCACCAGCGTCTACAGCGAATGGGTTATCAATCATACCGTATCTAGTTTTGAAACCGATTTTTGGTTGGAAAGTTTGCTCACCAACTGCTCTCACCATTTGTAGTGGAACATATGGACAATAGAAAGTACCAGCATCGTAAGGTGAAGTACCTTTATATCCACAGACATAGTATTGACTTGCAGCCACATTTGCAGCGTATGGGTCAACATATACTCTGTAACGACCATTCAATACACCAGCAAAAGTGTTTTGAGTGTCATCCACTTGTAGGTTGTTGTTTAATGCAGATTGGTAATCTAGGATACCAGCCATTTGTAAAGCAGAGGCAACATCAGCACTTACTAGTAAAAGGTTACCTTTCCCTCTACGAGTTTTTTGACCGATTGCATTTGCATCTCTTTCAATCTGGAACATTAGTCCTTTGAATTTTTCAACAGACCATCTACCGTTAGAATCTGTATCTAAGTCAAAAGTACCAGCAGTAGTTGTATTTACTTGAGCACCTTCTACGGCAGTTCTGTAAATTCTTCTTACTACTTCCCTATTGATTTCTGCAAGAATTTCAGCAGAAAGGATATTTGCAAGTTCTGTTTCTGCATCAAGACCGTGAATTGCTTTTAAGTCTTGTGCAAGTTCCATTGTGTATTCGGCTTTAAGTGCTCTAGACTTTGCAGTAACAGTTGATTTCTCAATAGAGAAAGCCATTTGTGCAAAGTGGTTTTGAGAACTATCACCTAATGCTTCAGCCTGTGCAGTAGTCATACCTTGTGAAAAAGTATAAGTACCTTCTGGTGAATCATTAAGAATACTAGGGTTAGTGCCTTGCTGTGCAGTTGTTAATGAAGATGATGCGTTATCAGCAGAATGTTCTGCATCTGCTTCATCTACTAATGCTTCTGCACCAGACTGGTCATCAAATCTTGAACGCATTGCGAAGATTAAACCAGTTGGGCCAGTCATTGGTTGCACACCACAAATGTCATATGCAATCAAGTTTGGCATAGCTCTTCTGACAAGTGAAATCAAAATTGGATCCCAATTTGCCATTGGATTGGCACCAGCCGCAGTTGCGTTAACTGGAGTTCCTTCTGCCAAGAAAGAAGCATCTTCTCTGAGTGCCTTCTCTTGGTTTTCTAAAATAACAGTAGTGACGGCTCTTCTGTAAGCATCATTGATTTTTGGTAAATCTGGATGGTCTAGAACGGGCTGCCACTTCTCTTGTAAATGTGTTGTTTGAAACATCTTAGTTTCTCCTTATATATTTACTTATATTTATCATTACGATTTGTTTACTGCCCTTTTATGGGTTTTATTAATTGCAGCCGTATATGCCGCCATTGCATCTGAGTCTGCTTCAATAGTCTTTGGACTTTCAGCATCTTCAGATAACACTTCTTCAACTTTTTTCTCTGAAGGGAAGTATGATTCTTTCAAAGTAGATAGTTTTTCTTTGAAAGACTCTTCACCAGAAAATTCAACATCAGCAGTCAAAGAATGAAATTTTTCTTTTTCTGTTTCTGCTAAATCTTTTGATACTTCAGAAATTAATGATTCACGAACAAGTTCACCAACTCTATTCTTAGTTGACTTATCTTGTTCCATTAAATCGTTTACTTTTGCTTTTAGTTCCTCAATCTCTTTAGTCTGTGCTTCAAGAATATCATATTTTTCGTTTGGAACATCAATATAGTGGTCTTCAAATAAAGATTTAAGACCAGTAATAAAGTCTTCAGCGATTTCTCCCTTTAGACCTCTTTCAATAGCAAGTTGGTTTTCTTTCTTCCACTCTTCAGTTACATAAGTTAGATATGAGTCAATTTTGTCAACCATATCTTCTTTTGCTTCTTCAATAGCTTGAGTTTTTTCTTCTTCTAAAGTTTCTTTAACTTCAGAAATTCTAGATGATACTGCAGCTTCAAATATTGTTTCAGCTTTAGTTTTGAACTCATCAGAAAAATCTTCACCTTCTAAAAGTGCATCAACATCTTTTTTGATATCAACGCTTTCTTTTTTCATGTGTTTCATAGCCATCATTTTTTTCTTTTCGTCATCTTTATCACCGTGAGCCATGGCTTTCATCATATTACCATACTCAGCAATACCTTTTGCGAGTGCAGCTTTGGTCATACCTTTGGTGTACTGATTAACGAGTTCAGTTTTAGAAAGTTTAGATAATTTAGATATTTGTTCTTCCATATCGTCATCATCGTCTTCTTCTTCATCATCTTTTTTCATCATTTTTTTAGGTTCTTCATCGTCCTCGTGAGCGCCTTCTTTAATTTTATCGGCTGGTTCTGGAGGAACAGCACCTTTAGTTGGTGCAGAAGAGTCCTTTTTAACTTTTTTTGCAGAATCTGGTTTTCCAACCATATTCGCATCTTTTTCAGGGGTTGGGCCACCTACATCCTCTGGTTTCTCACCATCTTTCATTTTTGGCATAGGGTCTGCCTTACCACCAGTAGAATTCGGTTGTTTGCCGTTGGCTTCATCTAGTTCCGCTACGACTTCTTTTTCCAACTCCTCAATAGTCTTATCTAGTTCTGACATTGAAGGTTCTCCTTGTTTTTATTATCATTATTATTTATAGTTTTATAACTTTTTAAGAAATTTTGCAAACGCAAGTGCTTCCAAATTTGGAATTTTTTTACGCACAGAATCCTCAATAGTTTCAACTATATCATTTATTTCAACTTCTTTTAGAAGTCCATTATTCCAAACCCATTCTTTACCTTCCATAATTCCGTTTACGAAAGCTTTAGGTGCAGAAGGGTCTGCAACTATATCAGCAGCAGCTGCCAACATAAAATCTGGTTTAACATAATTTGCACCGTTCTTCTGTTCAAGACTACCCATACCTCTAGAAGAAACACCAAGTGTACCACCTTCATCCATAATATTTTTTACTATTTTACCCATTGGGGTATTCATAATTTTTGCTTCACCTATGAAGTTATCTCCATCTCTTTCAAGAGATGTTACCATATGT